ACAGCGGATGGAAGTTGTAAAGTATATACGGTAAAACGGGAATTACTGGATGTCGGAAAGATTATTGTGAAAGACAATGACGGGAATATGATTCCAATGTATGACCTGGAACGAACAATTTGTGATCTGATGAGAAGCCGGAGCAGTATTGAAGCACAGGATTTCAATTCTGTTCTGAAGACATATGTTTCCAGAAGAGACAAGGACCTGAATCGACTTATGGAATATGCAAAGTTGTTTCGGGTTGATAATGTGATCCGCAGATATATGGGGGTATTATTGTAAAATGCAGCTGACACCTGAACAGGTTAAGGGAAGAATTAAGAATGTGGCAAAGGAAAACAAGGCAGATGCCAGAACGCTCATGCGAATCTACATGATGGAGCGTTTTCTTGAGAGAGTTGCCAATTCGCAGTATAAAGATAATTTTATCATCAAAGGCGGAATGCTGGTGACAGCAATGGTTGGCGTAGCATTGCGGTCCACGATGGATATCGATACGAGCATTAAAAATCAGAATCTGTCGGCAGAAGATGCAAAACGGATTGTGGATGATATCAAGGACATC